AATCCACCTTCTATTGAAAATATTATATTCATCTTTATTTTTTTAATTGTTTAATATTTTTTTTATACATTCATTAACCCCAATGTTCGTGGTATCAATATCAATAAAGTTTTCCGTAGGTGATTCATAGTCATCAACAAACAAATTCTCCCTACCTCTAATTTCTGATGTGTGAACATAAATCTCTGTGATTTTTCTACCCATCTTTTTCTTAAATTCTTCTCTTTGGTCTTTATATGGTGACACTAATGAAACAACAACATGAACACTTTGAGAATTGAGATATTGAGACATTTGTTGAGCTAGTTGTATATTTTTTCTTCTACCTTCTTCGGAATAATCTTTATTGTCAAATAAATCTCTAATATCATCACCATCAATGTGAAAACATAATTCTCTTTTAGAATCAACAATTGATGAACGTAGTTCTTTTGCTATTGTTGTTTTACCAGCTCCCGGCTGACCTGTTATCCAATATATGTTAGACATACCCAAAATAATCATAAAACCATTTATAATGATTCTTAATATTGGTTGATAATTCATAACCCAATATATCCAAATAGTCATCCGGTAATTTTCTAAATTCTTTTCTTAACACATGGTCTCCAAATATACCGTGAACAACATCATTTTCGTTTGTCACCTGTTCAATATATTCAAAATTGTGTCCTTGATACATTGGTTGCCCAACATAGTCATAAAATCGTTTTAATTCTCTTTCAGGGTTATCCATTAAATCCTCATATCTAATAAATAAAATTTTAGTGTGAAGGTTTTGTTGGAAGATATCTTGTAGTCGGTCTAATGTGATACCCACCGGCGGTCCACTAGCCCAAATATCTACTCGTTTGTTTACAGTTGTCCCAACCAATTCGTTTGGGTTTTGTATATGACTTTCTTTGTGGGGGTTTTTTCTAAAGTTCTTTTCCATTGAGGAATAGACACATCTAATGTCTCTAACCATACAAACAATCTTTGGGTCTTCTTTAAATAAACTCAGTAGATTGTAATTAATACCCCACCCTCGACTCTTATCTAACACATAGGGTTTATCTGTTAATTCCTCAAAGAATCCTTGAATCCCTTTTCTACAAAAATTAATGAACGCTTTTTCCATTAACTTGGGGTCTTGAGCTCTAATTTCTTGAGAACCATTATAATGATTTTTTGCTCCCGATACCAACTCAATTAATCCTGATGTTGGGGTTACGTAAAATTGGGGATTTTGTCCGATTAAATTTTGAAATAGGGTTGAACCTGCTCTAGGTAGAGAGGAGTTAAAAAAGATTGTCTTATCCATAAATTATAACATATATTTGTGTTAATAATAAATGGATGTTGGATTGTTGTAAACTATAGTTTATAACTTATTTACTATTCTATTGTGTAAGGTTGTTCATCATACCAAGACCACCCTTCAACCGGATAACTATAAGTATCTTTTAATTCTTTAATTAATGTGTAATTAGGTCCGTAAACAAAATTGGGTGCGTATTCCCAATTTAATTCTTCGTTTTGTCTATAAAATCCTGATGTATCTTCCATATTTTTATCCTGTTATTGTCCAACCTTTAGATGTTATCACTAATCTATCCGCGGATGTTAATCCAGCTGCTCCGGTTGCTGAAGTTATATTAATTGCTTTAGATGTTACATTTCCTTGTGCCGCCATATCAGCAAATAATGTATTTAACGCCGATGTAGATAAACTAGTGAAAGATACATTTATTTGTGGTGATGTTCCCGTCCATTGACCTGCGGATGTATTTACAAGTCTTAAACCACTTAATCTACTAAAGTTTGTTGCACTATTACCATTAACCGCCAACGATGAAAATGGACAACTAAAACTTAATGATGGTAATTTGTTGGCTTGAGTAATAAGTGTGGCTCCTACTAATGGTGTTGCTGTTAAACTACCTAACCTATTTAGATTATTTATCGTTGTTAAATTAGAACATTGTGCAAAAACCGATGTTAATGTGGTTAATAACGATGTTTGAGTTGTTGGTAATGTTAATGTTGTTAAATTAACGCATTGTATAAATGCCTGTGAAAAGGTTGTTAAAGATGTGGAAACTGTTGCTGGCATTGTTATTGAAGTTAATGACCAACAACCATTAAAGGCGTTACTAAAATTTGTACAACTACTCATACTAGTTGGCATTGTAACTGATGTTAAAGACTCACAACTATTAAAACAGTTAGAAGCGGTTGTTACCAAATTCATTGTTGATGGAAAAGTCGCACCAGTTAGTGAGGGACAATTCTGAAATGTTCCTGATATTGTAGTGGCAGCGGTCATACTAGTTGGCATCGTTACAGATTCTAATTTAGTACATCCAAGACACATTGATGTCATTATAGTAATACTGTTTTGAGTGTTATTTGGAAGAACTATTGTTTTTAAATTGACACAGTTTGTAAAAGTACTAGTTAAACTTGTTATTGTCCATCCGGAAGGTATTGTTATTGATTCAAGAGAAATACAACTATCAAACATTAATCCCATCGTTATTGTTGCACCAACTGTTGTTGGTAAAGTAAAAGATGTTAACCTATAACAATTGACAAAACAACTGGTTAAAATAGTTAAATTCGGCATCGCCGATTGAAAAGTAACATTTGTTAATGAATAACACCCACTAAAGGCGGTTGACAATGTTGATGCATTAAAATTTGTTGGGAAAATTATGTTTTTTAAATTATTACAACCCTGAAATGAGGTTTGTGCGTTATATACTGCATTACTAGAACAAGTGGGTGGGAAATATACGTTTTGTAAACTATAACTAGATGCGAAACAATTGATAGTATCAATAATCACTCCACTACTTACCGGTGAGGGTAATGATGTAAATTTAACCCATTGTAATGAACCACAACTGAAAAATGTGTTATTTATATTTGTTACTAAATTAATACTAGGTAATGTTACAGTTTTTAAAGATAAACAAGACGCAAATGCACTACCTAAAGTTAGACAACTATTTAATGTTGTTGGAAACGATACTGTCCTAAGATTTGTACAACTATTAAATGCTGATAATAAGGTAGTTATTGTAGTCGCATTTGATGGTAGTACGATATCTCGTAAATTACCACAACCATTACACATATTTGATAAATCAGTTAATGAGCCAGCGGATGTTGGCATTACAACTTGATACAAATTATTGCAATTCTGAAACATAGATGCCATTTGAGTAGTCCAAGTAACCGAAGAAGGTAGCTTTACATATTCCAATAATTCAAAAGTAGATACTGATGTTGTACCACCAGCTGAAGAAAAATAAGTACCGGTTAATGCCGTTGTATTACAAGTATTATTTCCAAAATAAACCTCTAACAATCCAACATTATAGTAAACAGCACCACCCGTAACCGTAAAATTAGATAAATGTTTAGCGTTAGTAATGACACAGGTGGCATCACCATATATTCTTATTTTAAATGTGTTGTAACCTCTTGAACAAGGAGTACCTCCTGTGGAATAAACATGTTCGGTTGTTGTAGAAGTAGTGGTTGATATTGTATCTACAGTACCATCACCCCAATCAATATAAATATTTCCTGAAGTTCTTGTAAATGTGGTTTGAATTGCAAACGCTTTTGCTCCTGTATCGGCAACTAAAAACTGAACCTCATTTGCGGTGTCAGTAATTGTTATCCAATCAGGTGGTCTTACCCAATCAGAAGGTGTGTCAATTGGTGCTATTGAATTTATTGGTACATTAAAAGCCATTTTATTATGTTGTTTGTGTTATTATTATGTCTACCGTCATATTCGCTTCAGGTGGAAATTGAGAGTAAAATGTTGCAACTCCTGAAGCAACTCCTACATAAGGTAATACTTGTGCATTATATGCTGTAAGATAACTTGAGTTTTGTGGTGTAACAGATACATCACAATTTACGGTAATATTTACATTACTGAATGAATAAGTATAATAACCACCCACTAGTGTCCACGATGCCGCGGTTAATGTTTGACCTGTAAGTTTAATTGGTGTTAAACCTCCGCCAGGTGAGACCGGAATTAATAAACCATTTGTTGAGATACCAACATTACATCCTGATGAACCTGTAAAACTACAAACAGATAAGTCATTAACGAATGTTGTGCAACTTCTATTTGCTGTTATATTACTACCGATTATATTAGAATTTGTGAAACCGGAAGATATTGTATTAAAACAACCACCAAGTATTGATGAATAACTGGCACAAGAATTATTATTTTGTCCACCACCAACTACTGAACCTGTACAATTACTTTTATTATTAATCCCACCACCGATTGTGGTGTAATTACCTGAAGTAATATTACATCTCCCCCCACCAACGAATGATGAATACCCTATTGTTTCATTATCCCATCCAGCACCAATAAATGAACAATCACCACAAACAACATTCCTAAATCCACCGGATATAGAACTACCACCATATGGTGAACATATTTTATTACATTTCCCTCCCACAATAGAACTACCACCAACAGAAGTATCGTATGAAGTGTTTGAAAAAATAATATTACAACTACCACCACCAATGAAGTTAGGTATAACCTCGTAATTATTAAGATAAGTTGAGAAATTACAAATAGTGTTTCTATTACCACCAACAATTGTTGATTGGAAGGCGATTCCGGTATTACAACAACCCCCACCAATAAATGATGTTGTTCCTGATACAATGTTATTTTGACCTCCAACTATTGTTGAAAAACATGCTGACGCAGTATTTCCACTACCGGCTAATGCCGCTGAAAAACACGATGTTGCGGTATTATTAACATCACATCTAATGGTTGAATTTAATCCTGTTCCGGTGATGATAATTCCACCCCCTCCAATAGGACTTGTTCCGCTAGAACCAGAAACTCCTGATGTTCCCGCAATTCCGTTTGCACCGGATGTTCCTGAAGAACCACTATTACCAGTACCACCTGATGTTGTCACTAATAAACCATTTGCTCCAACACAGATTGAACATCCTGAAGAACCATTAAAACTACATACAGATAAATCATTAACGAATGTTGTGCAAGCTCTATTTGCTGTTATGTTACTACCTATGATGTTAGAGTTTGTAAAACCTGAAGATATTGTATTACATTGACCACCAAGTATTGATGAACAATTACTACTAACTGAATTAAAAAATCCGCCACCAATAAATGAACTAATTCCTGCTGATAAGTTACCTAACCCACCAACAACAACGGACCCATGTTTTGTTGCACTGTTTGAACGATATATATAGAGAGAAAAGTCACTCGCGTCACCACCACCACCAACGAATGACATACATCCACTAGCTATGTTACCATATCCTCCACCAACCGTTGAATACAGCTCTCCGGCTTGATTAAAACCTCCTCCACCTACTGTTGACACACTATTTATAGTGGTATTTTGTCTACCACCACCGATGGTTGAACAATTACCCCAATTACGATTACAATAACCACCACCAATTGTTGAAGACCGACCTAAAGTATAATTATATCTGCCCCCACTAATTACTGACAAATTACCACGAGATTCATTATTCGCTCCACCTCCAATCACAGAACAAGATGATGAAACAGTGTTATTACAACCACCACCAATAAATGATGTTGCTCCCGATACACTATTATTTTGACCACCAACAACTGTTGAAAAACATGCTGATGCAGTATTTCCACTACCGGCTAATGCCGCTGAAAAACACGATGAGGCAGCGTTACTAACACCACATCTAATGGTTGTGTTAACACCTGTTCCGGTAATAATTATACTACTACTTCCACCACCGGCAGCAACCGGGATTAATAAACCGTTTGTTGATATACCAACATTACATCCACTAGAACCAGTGAAACTACAAACGGATAAATCATTAACGAATGTCGTGCAACTTCTGTTTGCTGTTATGTTACTACCAATTATATTTGTATTAGTAAAACCGGAAGATATTGTATTACATTGACCACCAAGTATTGATGAACACGAACCACCAATTGTATTACAACAACCTCCACCAATAAATGATGTTGCTCCTGATACTATATTACAAAAACCACCACCAATTGATGAAAAATTACAGATAAGCCCACTATAGATTTCGTCCACACCTGAAATTCTATTACGTAAACCACCACCTATAAAAGAATTATATGAATTGCAAATATCGTTTTGACCTCCACCACCGATAGTTGAACTAGAACTATTAAAAATTTTATTACATTGACCACCTCCAATTAAAGGTGAGGAAGAACTTTTTCCATTACCGGTTAAACAATTATAAAAACCTCCTCCAATCACGCCACCATAAACTCTACCTGTAATTGAATTAGATGTCCCTCCATTTATAACGCTACCATATCTTGCACTATATGGATTATTATGTTGGGTATTTATAATATTATCAAAACCACCTCCAATAAAATCACCACACTTTGAATCAACATACTGCCCGTAACCAAAAATTCTATTACAAAATCCACCTACAATTGAAGACTCTTTAACTAAAGTGGTGTTTAATCTACCACCACCAATGAATGATGTTGCCCCTGACGATATATTACCTGCACCTCCAACAACAACTGAAACATAACCTCCGGCATTATTTTGAATGAAATATAAACCATTGTAGGCAGTTTTACCACCACCAACAAATGAATGGTCACCACATGCAATGTTTTCTTGCCCACCACCAACAATTGAACCATAACCGAAAGCACAATTTAAAAATCCACCACCTATTGTTGATTTACAACCATATGCTTTATTATTTTGACCACCACCAATTGTTGAGAATGAGCCATACGAGTAATTATTAATACCACCACCGATTGTGGTAAAACTTCCACAAACACGATTATCAATACCACCACCGATTGTGGTAAAACCTCCATAAGGTGTTGCCCTATTTTTACAACCTCCACCGATTGTATTACCCCCCGTAGGACCGTAACTATTATAAGTGTTTGTATAAATAACGTTACACCATCCCCCACCAATTACGTCACCTATTTTTGAATAAACTTCGTAAGCATTTGTTGAAGGATGTATAATATTTAACTGTCCTCCACCAATAAATGATGTTACCCCTGAAGAGATATTACATTTACCTCCAACAACCACTGAAAAAACACATGAAGCTGTATTTCCACTACCAGCCAAAGCTGCGGAATAATTTCCTGATGCGGAGTTACCAACACCACATCTGATAGTTGAGTTAATACCTGTTCCGGTAATGATTATACTATCACCACCACCTCCAGAACTTGTCCCACTAGAACCTGATACTCCTGATGTTCCGGCAATTCCGTTTGCACCGGATGTTCCTGATGAACCTGCCTCTCCAACACCACTTGTCCCACTAGAACCTGATACTCCTGATGTTCCGGCAATTCCGTTTGCACCGGATGTTCCTGATGAACCTGATTCGCCGCTTGTTCCACTAGAACCATTTGTTCCCGATGCGGCAATTAAAGTCCAATATACATCAATGTAACCTCCAAAAGGTCCTGCACCGGATGGTGCATATTGAATACAATACCAAGTTTGACCATCAAAAGTTACAACATCACCTATGTTATGTATCTGTACTTGATAAACACCTAAAAAGTTCCATAAAGCGGATGTACCACTAGAACCTGACTCACCTGATGTTCCCGAAGAACCACTTGTTCCTGATTCACCTGATGTTCCCGAAGAACCACTTGTTCCTGATTCACCTGACGTTCCTGAACTACCGCTTGTCCCACTAGAACCTGAAGACCCTGCAGCACCCGAAGCTCCATTAATATTTGTTGTCCACGAGTTAAAAGCTCCCGTTCCTGTTACATTAGTAACTAAAACTGTTAAATCACCGGTATTAATATCGTAAGTTTGAACTCTACCAATAAAAAAATCGGTTGCAGAATTTGAAATAATTAAAGTTTGACCTATAGTGTAAGATAATCCTGAATATGTCGTTAATGATATAACACCCGTTAAACCCGATAAATTTATTGATGTTGTTGATTGACCTATAATCCCAAAACTAGTTCCTGATGACCCATCTCTACCTGATGTTCCTGATTCTCCACTAGTACCTGAAGAACCGCTTTCACCGCTAGTTCCTGATGTTCCTGATTCTCCGCTAGTACCTGAAGAACCGCTTTCACCGCTAGTTCCTGATGTTCCTGATTCTCCGCTAGTACCTGATGAACCACTTTCTCCACTAGTACCTGAAGAACCGCTTTCACCGCTAGTTCCTGATTCTCCACTAGTACCTGAAGAACCACTTGTTCCGCTTGAACCTGATGTTCCTGAAGAACCACTTGTTCCGCTTGAACCTGATGTTCCTGAAGAACCACTTATCCCACTAGTACCCGATGTACCATCGATTCCGGTTGCGACTATAGATACTGTCGCACCATCATTTCTATATAAATCTAAAGTAGATGTTGCGGAAAAATAAGTTCCTCCCGTAACATATATATCTTGTATTGATGTTGCAAATTTTCTCCATCTAGCATTAATTCGTGTGACACCATCAACATCCTCAATTGTTGACCCCGTCCAAGTATCAATAAATAATTGACCTTCTGTTGAGTTATTTTTAACCGTTGTTCCAAAATCAGAAATAACTACGGTATCACCACCAGGTCCTGAAGCACCTAAAGCGTCAGACCATAGTGTATTATAATCATCTATAGAGAATTGGTATACTTGGTCTGTTTCATAAACATAAACCAACATACCCAATCTTCTTCTACCTGATGAGATATTGTCGGAGTTTAATGTTATTGTGTCAAATGAAAATGAAGAATTTATTCCTTTATAAAATTGAATAGGAATAGTGTTACCTGAAAACTCAATATCCCCTGTATCACCAAAAGGTATTGTATAAATTAAATCATTTAAGGTGTAAACCTCCATAAAACCACCCGTATTTAAAACACTAAATGTTGTTCCAAATGTACTAGTCCTTAATGAAGATTGACTCCCTAATGCTATTATTGGTGATAATGGATTTTTATAATTTAAGTTAGACATATTTTGACAATTATTTGTTACGAAGAAATAGTATTTCCTCTGAAATAAATACTTTGGTTATTGTTTAATGCAAAGATTCTATTTGGAAAAGTTGTGTAAACTCTGTATGTTGTTGGTGGTATTGTTTCACCACTATATGTAAAAGTATAGTCATTAATAACTCTTTCTGTATTGACCGTAACTAATGAATTAGGGTCTCCATCACTATTAACATCTATAGATGTTTGTCTCTCATTATTTGTTAGTGAAACAGGTATTATCCAAGTATACCAAGCCGATACCGGTATTGTGTTCTCTAAAATTTCTGTTGTTAAGAAATTGTATCTAACAATTGGATTACCAAAAGTGTCAAACCCACCACTTTGTTGTGGAACGGATTGTCTAATAACTGACGGAAATAAACCATTAGTCCAACCACTAAAATCAACATAACGATTCATATCAATGTTGAATTGAGTTTGGTCTTGTTTTGGTTGACTATTATTTGTAAATCCAAAGAAATCAGAACCACCATCATACATCCATTGACCAATCTCACTAGCACCAGACATTGGTTCAATAAATAAGTTTGCAAAATAAACAGGTGTTGGTGTTGGAGTTGGTGTTTTTGTAGGTGTTTGAGTATTTGTTGGTGTTGGGGATGCTCCCGGTGTATGTGTAATTGTTGGTGTTGGTGTACGAGTTGGTGTTGGTGTACGAGTTGGAGGTATCGGAGGACAAGGATTAAATGTAGGTGTAACCGTGGGTGTAACCGTGGGTGTTGGTGTTTGAGTTTTTGTTACTGTTGGAGTGGGTGTTGTTGTAGGTGTTGGTAATGGAACATTTAAAATGTTGGGGCAATCACTATCTAATACTAATATAGTATAAGTCCCGTATACATCTTTAGGTGGTGTTAATAAACTTGGGATGAATAAATATGGTAATATTTGATTACCCAAATTAACGACATTAAGTTCATTATAAGGTTTAAATAAAATATTTGCTACTTCTCCATCGTAATTAACACTTTTTATAGTTATTGATTGTGACATTTATAGTGTTTTATGAAATATAATTACATGTTATTATAACTGATGGTGTTGTTGGTCTTTCATACGGAGACGTTATTGATTCAACAAATTTTAAATATACGGTGCTATCTGATGATGCAAACACAAATTCAACATATTGACCTGACGTTAAAGGTATGGCGTAAGGTATAAAGGGGAATGACTCGTTATTATTATTTAACATTATAAGTTCACCTGCACTTCCGGGAAGATTAACACCATCTACTCTAGCCCAAAAATATACTGTTGAATTTGCGGGTACTAATGTGTTTTTATCTAATTGAAAAGATATTCCGAATAAATACGTACCATCTTGAGATACCGTGAATTTTGAATTGTCAACCACAGTCACACCAACTTCAATATCAGGGGAATCAACCGTAACAAGAGTTGGTATATTTGACCCCGATAGAGGTTGACTAACATTGGAAGTCCAAGACCCATATGGTCTTGATGAAATTTGGGAATAGTTTACGTGGTAAGTCACTCCACTTAATTCCACCGGTAATGACATATCGTTATCTAATATTTCTAGTAATGGTAATTCACTAATTGTTTTTCCTGTTAACATAATTTTGTTTTATTTATAAATATTGTTTATTTTTAATTAAATAGTATTATCTCCAAATCATTATTTGGTATTAGAGAATAATTTATCTGTATTGGTGTTGGTGTTGTTCCGGCAAATTTTAAATAAAGTTTATCCCCCACTGAAATATAGTCACCAATTCCATCTAAGATGGCATCATTAATAATTTGTTCCGGTATTGTTGGGGTTATACTTGGTGTGGGTGTTGGTGTAGGTGTTGGAACTATCTCGGAAAATCTCAAATATAAACCATCTCCCACCGACAAGTATTCATTATCATCAACTAATATCGCATCATAAATAAATTCATTCATTTGTGTTGGTGTGATAGTAGGTGTAATTGTTGGGGTTGGTGTGTTAGTTGGTGTGGATGTTGGTGTGGATGTTGGTGGATACGTATCAATTTCGTAAGTAAAATCGTCAACTAAACAAACATTAGTATTACAATCCGGACAATCCGGATTAAACATTTTAAAAGTGTCTTTTAATAATTTAAAGTTATGTTTTATTTCAGGTGCTGATAATGGTGAAACATACATTCTAAATTGAGAGATTCCCCCATCAAAAGTTCCAGCAAAATTCTGTTCTATTAATATATTGGTATTTAAACCTGAAAATGTTGTCCCACTTAAATCATTATTTGGAAGACATTCTGGGTCTTGTATATATGGCCCTAATGGAGATGTGGATGAAGAGAATGTTAAATTTTCTCTTAAACCTTGAGTACCTCCACCCCACGAAACATTAAAAGGAACTCCGACTTGTTTTTCTTTATCGGTATTTAATCCTCTTGGGATAATCTCTTCAAAATCCTCAATAGTGTAAAATATTTTACCATTAATATAAATTTTTAACCTACCTTTTCTATAATCTTTATCTAATAACCATTTTTCATTTAAATTAACTAATTCTATTTGTTCAGGTGTGCGACCATTTGTATGTGTATAAGGTACTGTGATTAACGATGCCGTATTATTGGCTAATGATTCTAAATATTTTCTTTCTGTAATATCACCAAGTCCTCCACGATACCACAAATCACAAGTATCTAACCAAGTATATCTTTCCCAAACAGCGTTTAACTGAAACCAATGTTCCTCTTCTAAATAAGCTGGGTTAATTATCTCACAATCTGGGTATATTCCACCAGGTGAACAATATTCTGTGATGGTATATCCTGTTGTATAAGTGATTCCGGTTGTTTCACAACTACCCGTTGTTTCACATCCTCCGGTGAATCGTAATACTTTCACACCAATTTGTGGGTTTTTTGGGTCACCACAAAGTTTGAACGATAATGCGTTGGACATTGAATCGTATAATGGGTCAACCTCACAAGTATTTTCTACTGATGTAAATCCGGTTGGATTACAAGTGTCGCAAGTATCACAAGTGGTACAGGTCTCACAACTTGGTGTACAAACAGGTGTAATAACACAATTAGATTGAGTTGCTGTTGGTGTAGGTGTTGGTGTAGGAGTTACCTCAATAATTGTCTCACAAATATGGTTTTGACATTCCCATCCACAAGTTGCGCAAGAACTTTCATTACAACCACAACCACAACTAATTTTAGTTACGGGATTCCCCCCACATAAATCACAACCATAACTGACATGAGTATCGTGTTGATTATTAACGGACCTAGGTGGGTAAACATAAATGCAACGACTATTAGTTATTGTATTATTACAACAGGCACAAGTTGTAACCCCCGTTAATTCAGATGTTATTCTCGTATATCCTGTAAAACAATTTGGAGTACCATTTGCGTGATGATAAAATTTATTTTCCGCCCTTGTACCTAAATAAAAAAATGTGTTCTTATTTTGGGGATATATCACATTAAGAGTTGTCTCGCCTGAACTTGGTGTGTATTCATCAATTAAACGAGGTTTTAAAACCATCTCAACGCTCCACCCTTTATTTACTCGTTCAGGAAAAATTTCATAATCATATCCAAATAATTTATAAAATCCTTGATAGAATCCGCCGTATAATTCGTGATACTTACCTTCCGTTAATCCTTCTTTACTTACAACCTCATATAGTATGGTTTTATCAAACCCTGAAAATCTAACATTAGGTGATTGAGTATAACCTGTTATTTGAAATAACTTTAATCTTCTATCAAATGATAATCTATCAAATTTAATAAAATCCGAATATATTCCCTTTGTAAAATTAATAATTTCACCGCTTATTTTATCAACCAAACCATTGTCAACCCCTGTTAATCCAATATCACAAGATGTTGATGATGAAAAACAAGATAAATCTTCGTTATTTGGGTTATAATAATTTTGAGAAACAAAAATATTATTAACATTATAATTTTTATAAGTTAATTCTTGGTCTTGAACTGTGAGAGGATTATTTATATCAAAATAGAATGGTAATCTATTTCCATAAGTTTGAGCAATCAAATAAGGTGAGAAAATTACTTCCTCATTATAGTCTCTTTCATCGTTAGCTAACGACATATCTTGTGAGTCTAAACTCAACTTTAGAGACAAATTTGACTTATAATATTGATTTATATTTTGACTCGCCATCTTTTTTATGATAAATACTCTAAAACGAAGTATTTATATGAAAAAGTTATATGATAAATTTTAATACAGAGTACTTCAGTAATAATTATTACTTCTTTTTAAAAGATAGAGGAGATAAAATATCCCTATATTATTCTGTTGCGGATACTTTAACCGAATCAAGAAAAAAAGATGACAAGATTGACTTTGATAAAAAAGATACAAAAAAAATTAAAGATGTTATGTCTAAAGTTTTAAACTCAAAGAAAAAAGTGTCAAAAGACAATTTAACTAAAACTTTAAAAAATGTTAAATCCAAAACGGAAATAGAAGAATTTGTTGATGAAGATGGTACAATGTTAACATCAAGAATACCATATATTAATATGAAACTATCTCCAGAAAAAACGATGGACCAAACTGTTCCTATGACAACAACACCTAATGACCCTGTTACTAGAGGTTATAGAGTTTATTATGGTGAGGGAGAAGAAAAGGGTGATGAGATGATAAATGAGGTTGATTATTCGGAAGCATTCGGATATGTTGAAACTGAAAATATGGATTACGATAACACGGTTAAAACTCTTGCTAAAATGGGTGTTGAGAATCCGGAAGAAAGAGCTCAAGAATTTGGAAAACTTCCAAAACAAAAAAAACACGATGGTAAGTTAAAACAAAGATTATCAGAAAAAGATACAATAGAAGAACAACAGAAACAACAAATGGCTAAAATGGTTGAGGATATTTTAACCAAAAAATCAAAAGATGATTCAGGTGTTATTAAAAATAATGGTATCAGTAAAATATTAATGAAAAATATCCAATCTATTAAAAAAATTGCTGAAAAAGAAGGTATTAGTATTAATATGTTAATTAAATCACTAAAATCAAATGAATAAAGATTTATACGGAAAAACTTTTGTCGTTCCCCAAGATGTTGTTGAGTATTTACATCAATGCAATCAAGCCGTTGGTGAAGTTGACGAAACAACCGAAGGATTTAAAAGAAATAAAGATTTAAGAGATAAGAAAGAAATTACATACCAACAATTAAAACGAATGAAAAATTGGTTTGATAATTTTGATGGTCACGAAAATGATACCACACATATTTTAAATGGTGGTCATTATGTGAAAAATTGGGTCAATGACACATTAAATTCTATGAGAGATAATGTTGAGAATACTAAACAGAATAAGTCTGAAGTATTACCAAATCAATTCATCCAACCTCACGAAAAAAATGATATGACAAAGATGAATAGACCAACTCAATCACATAAATCAGCCGTGAATAGATATGATTCAGCAATTGTTGAGAATTTACAAAGAATAAACGATTTAATAAAAAAAATAATTTAAGTTATGGCAAATTTAGACCCAATAGACTTGGCTCAACCAGAAAATAAGTTGTCGTCAATTGCGACATCTCAAAGAGCAATATTATTCCCAAAAAATGATTATAAAACAACCAACCAATATTCTTCGGTTAATCCTGACGCATTGGCGGATGGTGACACTAAAGGTAAAGGAACTGGTGGTGATTTAGATGTTTATAATCAAGGTGCTGGAGCAATCCAAGACATTTTAGAAAGAAAATCTGAAATAGTAGTGAATACCTTTAAACCAAACGCACCTTACACCACACCAAGCGCTTAATGAAACTTTACAATACATTTAAGTCCCTTATTTTAGAAGTAGCGTCAGTTGACTCAATAGTCAGTGCTATAAAAAATAAAGACAAGATAATAATTTACTACGATGGTGATGAACCTGGTGGTCGTGGATTAAGGGAGATAGAACCTGTATGTTTTGGATACAGTAAAGCTGATAACCCTGTTCTACGAGCTTGGGATACTCAAGGAGCGTCTCACACCGGTTATAAAGGAGAACAACCTCTACCAGGATGGAGACTTTTTAGAGCAGATAAAATTCTCTCTTTTAAACCATCCGGAGAAAAGTTTAACACACCAAAACCTGGTTATAATACAGCCGGAGATAAAAGTATGACAAGAGTTATCATAAATGCGGTTTTTAATGAGCAACCAACTCAAACAGAACCAACACAATATTAAAACATTATGACAAACGAAAATAGTTTAATGGAAAAATTAATGATATCTAAAAAAATGATAGATATCCACAATCAAACACCAAGAGGTGGATTACCTTCTATGAATTCATATAATTCACCTGAAGTGGCATCATATGACGCACCACAAGCGAAGTATTCGTTACCTCAAGAATTTTTACAAGAAAATTCAAATGTAAATGAACCTTACTTATCGTCAATACCTAAAACACCAATGACACAACAACCAATAACTCAAGATAGAGTTATGTCATCTAAATTACCTGACGAAATAAAACGATTAATGATAGAACACCCAATCACTCAACCAAGTTCTATGGGAGGTGGTTCAGTATTGTCGGATGAATTAGTTGAGAAAGCCTCAAAATTAATGAATTTAAAAGGTCCTCAACAAACAAACCAAGTAGTTAAAGAACAATCACCTCAACCAAGTTTTAACAACAAACAATTAAAAGAAATGTTAAAAGAAGTTGTGGAAGAAGTGTTGTTAGAAAATGGTATACTTGCCGAATCAACACAAAAATCAAATGAAGTCTTTTCTTTTAAAGTTGGAAAACATATATTTGAAGGTAAGGTCACAAAGATAAAAAAACTATCTTAACTTTATTTACTCTCAAAATTAACCCTCATCTACCAAGTTGGGGGTTTTTTATTTTATATTGTTGATATTCTTGTTAACTATCATTATATTTTCATTTATAATTTAATAATATGAAAGAAAAAATTAATGTGTTAGTTCTACCATCGGATACGTCAGGTGTTGGAAAATTTCGTTCGGTAGACCCCCATGTATTCTTACAAAACAAATATCCTGATGATTTTCATGTGGATATTGATTACACTCCAAAGATAGACGATATTAATTATTGGAAAAAATATCAAATAGTTCACGCACATAGAACTATTGGTAATAACTACGAAGTGGCTTCGCAAATAATTAAAGGATTAAAGGAATTAGGGATTATTGTTATTATTGATATTGACGATTATTGGTTACCAACAATAGACCATCCAATCCATAGTATTATCGTAAAACATAAAATTCATGAAAAAATTGTTGCAAATTTAAAAGAAGCAAGTTATGTAACTACCACAACTGATTTATTTGCAAATGAAATTCGTAAACTTAATAAAAATGTATTAGTTTTACCAAACGCTATAAACCCAAAAGAAGGACAATTTAATAAGCCAACACCACCATCAGAAAAAATTAGAGTTGGATGGCTTGGAGGTAGTTCTCACATTGAGGATTTAAATTTATTGGGTGAGTTTGTTCAAAAAAATCAGGATATCAATCATAAATTACAATACGTTATCTGTGGTTTTGATATTAGAGGTACCGTAACAGAAATGAATCCACAAACAGGTGAAGAGAGAAAAAGAGATATATTACCTCACGAAACCGTTTGGACTAAATATGAAGAAATTTTTACCAACAAGTATAAGACCGTTGATGAGAACTATAAAAAACATTTATTAGAATTCAAAGAAAGGGAGTTTTTATCAACAGATGACTTACCATATGTTAGAGTTTGGACAAAACCTGTTACAACTTACGCTATGAATTATTCAAAATTTGATATATCTTTAGCACCGATTAAAAATCATATTTTTAATAGAATGAAATCTCAATTAAAAGTTATTGAGGCCGGATTTTATAAAAAAGCGTTAATCGCTTCGGAGATTGGTCCATATACAATTGATTTAAAACATTGTTTAAAAAATGGTAATTTCACAGATGGTAACGCAATTTTAGTCCCTGAAAGTAGAAATCATAGTGATTGGTCTAAATCAATTAAAAAGTTGGTTCAAAACCCTGAAATGATTAATGAATTGGGTGAGAGATTATTTGAAACCGTTAAAGACAAATACGATTTAAATAATGTTACAATAACAAGAGCAGAATTTTACAAATCTTTAATTAAATAATAAAATGATAAAAATACCTTTAACCAAAATATTGTTTCTTGATATAGAAACTGTTGGTGGTTGTAAAAACTATACAGAATGTAAAATAAGTAATCCAAATGTTGCAAAACAATTTGAGAAATATTTTGATTGGTTTCAAAAACGATTTCCTGAAGATGCCGGATTTTCCGCAGATAAAGTTTTTGAAACGAGAGCGGCTTTAGTTCCGGAGTTTGCAAAAATTGTTTGTGTTAGTGTCGCATTTGTTATGGATAATGGTGATATTAAAAAACAATCATTTTCAGGTGACGATGAAAAAGTTTTATTAAAAGAATGTCAAACATTACTTAATCGTTGTGGTAAATTGGATTTCCATCTATGTGGACACAACCTTAAGAATTTTGATATTCCGATGTTAGCAAAAAGAATGATTATTAATGGATTAATGCCACCAACATTATTACCATCGTATGATACCAAGCCGTGGGAAATTAAAGCTATTGATACCAAAGAAATTTGGCAATATGGGGCTTATACTGCAATAGGTTCATTGGACTTAATGTGTTCTTGTATGGATGTCCCATCACCAAAAGAAGGTGATGTCACCGGAGATAAAGTTCATGACGCATATTGGAATAAAAATATGTTGCCAGAAATAACCGCATATTGTGAAAGAGATGTGTTAGTATTAATTGATGTAATAAAAAAATTAAAAGAATTAGAATAATGGATTACGAAAATTTAAATTTTTTAGAAGAAAAGGCGAAAGAATTAAGACAAAGATTGGATGGTGATTTCGAAGATTTGGATATGAACGAAATGATGAATGAATTAGGTATTGATATTAAAGAGTTAGAGGATAAAATGTTAAATCAAAAAACTAAACTACCTTTAGAATTTCATAAATTACATCCTGATGCAATAACCCCCAAATATAATTACGAAGGTGATTCAGGATTTGATTTACATTCTATTGATGATATTATCATTCCCCCATTTGGGAGAGTATTAGTCCCAACTGGATTGTCTTTTAATATTAAAGATGGGTACGAAATTCAAGTAAGAACCAAAAGTGGTTTAGCTATTAATCAGGGTCTTATGATATTAAATTCTCCCGGAACAATAGATTCCTCATATACAGGAGAAATAAAAGGAATAATTTTTAATACTAACCCTCATGAATTTACAATATTTAAAGGTATGAAAATAGGACAAGCTGTTTTATGTCCTGTTGTAAATGGGGGTTGGGTTGACTTAATTGAGGTTAACAAAATAAACGAAAAAGATAGGGGTGAGAATGGATTTGGAAGTACAGGGATATAACTCAACAAATTTAAAAGTGGTCATGAGACCTTATGAATCAGAACACGAATTAAGATTGTTTTGTCAAGAATTAAGAGAAACTTTAGGAGATTCTCCTACAATTGTTGAGCTTGGTTCATACATGGGAGAAAGTAGTTTAATTTTTTCACAAGAATTTCCGAATGGAAAAATTATATGTATTGACTCGTGGGAAGGAGGTTTTGATGATTCCGATTCCGCTAGTCACGCTGATTATATTGATGTTGAAGAACAATTTGATTTAAGATTATCATCTGTTAATAACATTACAAAATTAAAAGGGTATTCAACAGATTTTTCAATCGAATGCGATATGGTTTATATTGATGCTTGTCATAAATATGAGTGTGTTATGAACGATATTAAACATTGGAACCCATTAACTAAAAAAGTTATTTCTGGTCATGATTATAATACAGATGAATTTATTGTGTTTCATCCACATATAGCCGGAGTTAAAGTGGCGATAAATGAATCATTAGGGACTCCGGATAAAACATTTGGTGACGGGTCTTGGTTTAAATTAAAATAATATGAGAGTTGCGTTAGTTTGTATTGCAAAAAATGAAGATAATTACATCCAAGAATGGGTTGACTATAATAAAAAATTGGGGTTTGATGATATTTTTATTTACCAAAACAATTGGAGATGTTCTATTGATGAGCCAAATGTCATTAAAATAGAGTACGATGGAGTAACAAAACAAGTACCCTGTTATAATGAATTTATTAAAAATTATAAAAAAGATTATGATTGGGCGGCATTTTTTGATGTTGATGAGTTTTTGGTGTTAAAAAAACATAAGAACATTAAAGAATTTATTTTTGATTATAAAGACCACAATGGTGTTGGGATTAATTGGGTTATGTTTGGTGATAATGGTTTATCTGAAATTAATGGTGAATATGGTGTGGTTAAAAGATTTACAAAATGTCAGTCTATCCCTAATCAACATATTAAAACAATTCTTAATTTAAAAGAACCTAATTTTATGAATGTTCACTCTCCAGACAGAGAAATCGTCGATACTAATCATAGAAAATTTAAAGGACCTTTTAACGATAAAGGAATGGTAGATATCGCCCAACTTAATCATTACGCTTGTAAAACAAAAGAAGAATTTATACTTAAATGCACCAGAGGGAGAGCAGATATGAACGTCGGTAAAAATATTAACGAATTTGAGTCGCATAATATTAACGAAATAACTGATTTAACAGCATACAATTTTTTATATGGTAACGATAATATACTCAACACATAAAGACGAAACATACAATAACAAATTTAGACAACATTTGTTACAAAGTTCAGGTTTAAAAGATATTCAAATATTAGAATATGTTAACCACAATCAATATAGTTTATCCGAATTATACAATAGAGGTATTTCTGAATCAGAGAATGATATTATCGTATGTTGTCATAACGATATTAAACTTGAAAATGGTTGGGGTAAGAAATTATTAAAAGATTTTGATGAAAACCCTGATTATGGTATTATAGGTAAAGCAGGTTCTTGTTATTTTCCGGAATCAGGGGTTTACTGGGAAAAAATGAATGAAACAATGGTTGGACAAGTTTACCACCACCCTAAAGGACAGAATAAGTGGTTAAGTACTTATTCATCAAAATCGCCTTATTTAATACCTGTCGTGACTATTGACGGGTTATTCATATCATTTAATAAGTTAAAAGTTAAACATCAATTTGATGAGACAATAGGTAGATTTCATTTTTACGACCATTTATTTTGTGTTCCAAATTACTTAGATGGTATTAAAATTGGTGTTACCTCATCTTTTGAAATTACTCACGAATCCGTTGGTAAACCTAATATAGAATTTTATCAGTCAAAAGATATGTTTATTAAAAAATGGGGTGATAAATTACCTTTGGATTTAAAACCTTTGGAGGTTTATATACCAATTATAAAAGAAAAACAATTAAAAAATATTGGTAGAGTTGCTATAATTATACCAACAAAAGGTAAGACAGATTTATTATTTTCCTGTATAAACTCTTTTATAAAAAATTGTAATCCCCAATTATTTGATGTGTTTATTGCCGACACCGGGTCGTCAGATTTTGAAAAAAAAGAAATTAAAGAATTTATATTAGAAAATCAGACTAATATTAAGATAAACTTAATTGAGTACGATTATTATAATTTTGCAAAAATTAATAATGATGTGGTTAAAAATCACATAACCGATGAATACGAATTTTTATTATTTTGTAATAACGATATTAAAATCCTTAACAACGTTATTTACGGGATGTTAAAACATTTTAAAGAAAATCCAAAAATTGGGACTGTTGGATGTAGATTACATTACGGAAATAACACAATACAACATAATGGTATTGTAACCAATTTTAACTCTGCCGGTAATTTTGGGGTAGGTCATATTGATTTAAATAAATACTATTCTAAAACATATAAAGTTAATGATGTTATCGGTTCAACGGGTGGACTACTGATGATTAAAAAAATTATTTTTGAAAAATTAGGTTATTTTAACGAAAATTACATTTCTTGTTTTGAGGATGTTGAGTTAAATTTAAAATCCGTCTTATTAGGTTATCGGAATATTTGTGATACTAATTTAGTTGCTTATCATTTTGAAAGTCAGACCCGAAATGATGACCCTAAAAATTTAGAAAAATTACAACTTGATTTTAAAAATACTTTATTCCCATTTGTTTCTAATAATATAGAAAGATTACACAAACATATTTTAATGATTAAAACATAGACATTTAAATTAAAAGAAGTATTCTTATAAAATAAAAAACAATCATATGATGGCTGAACAGCGAAAAAAAAGACCAACTACTACCCCCATATCTGAACCAACAGGTAAACCGGTAAGTAAAAAAGATTTAATTTGTCAAATAATTAAGAGAAAAACTAAAGAAAAATTTTTAACTCTAAATCAAAAAAAATATTATGACACTTTAATTGATAGTGAAATAACTATTTGTTCCGGACCGGCAGGTGTTGGTAAAAGTTATATAACAATGAAGGCAGCCGTTGACTTACTTTCAGATTCAAGTACCCCTTATGAAAAAATAATTATTGTTAGACCGGCTGTTGAAGCTGAAGAAAAATTGGGTTCATTACCAGGGAATGTTGAAGAAAAACTTGACCCGTATATTTTCCCATCTTATTACTTATTAAATAAAATTATAGGTAAAGAATCTAGAGAAAAATTAAAAGAGATTGAGGTTATTGAAGTATTCGCCTTGGCCTTTATGAGAGGTATGAATATAGATAATTCTATTTTAATTTTTGAGGAAGGTCAAAACGCCTCCCCTAGTCAAATGAAATTACTATTAACTAGAATTGGTTATAATAGTAAATTTTTTATATCAGGTGATGTTGAGCAGTCTGACAAATACAAAAATAAAACTCAAAGTGGTTTATGGGACGCAATTGAGAAATTTAGGGACGATGAATATATATCAACATTTGAATTTAAAGACAAGAAAGATATCGTAAGAAACCCTTTAATTAGTAAAATATTAAATAAATACGATAACGAATCTGATGAGAATAGCAATTGAGATTAATGGGGTTTTAAGAAACACTATTAATAAAATAGAACAAACATATCAAAAATATTATATTGATAAAACTGATGGTATAGAAGATGAGATATTTAATTACGGAATGTCTTTACCTGTAACATCACTACAATTACAAGACCATTTCAAGTTTCAAAATGACGACGAACTATTTTCATTTTTATATGAAGAATTTCCTATGGAAATATTTGGACATTCTCAATCAGTGGAATATTCTACATTTACAGACTTAAATGAAATATATATTAATTTAAGAGATAATCACGATTTATTAATTGTGTCTGATGAAATTGGTCGGTCTAAACCAGCGTCATTATTTTTCTTATCAAAATTTGGTTGTTTATTAGAAAAAGTGAAATTTTATAGTAATTCCACAATAAATTCTATGTGGGATGAAATTGATGTTTTACTTACGTCAAATCCCGCCTTATTATTAGAACACCCTTCAGATAAATTATTAATAAAATTTGAGACGGAGTACAATAAAGAGATTAACACAATCCATTCTATAACATCAATTAAAGAATTGGAGGATAAATTAAAAAAAATTATAGAATGTTAAAAGTATTAGGCGAAAATTATTACTTGGATTTAGATAAAATTGATTCTTATGTTCAAATAGAAGATAAAGTATCATCATCCGGAGAAACAGAAGGTACAGCAATTAGTATTATAAAATACGAAACAATTAAATTAATGTTAGAAGTCATAATGGATGAGTCAGAAGAAATTGACGAAAAATTAGGGATTAAAGGTATAGGTCAATTATCAATACCTTTTAAATTGGCATTTAACACATTATTATATAAAAAATTAATAAACAAAATATAACACAATGACACAAGAACAAATTTCAAAATTAGAGAAATCTATTCAAAACATGAAAGATAAGAAGTCTAGAATTTATCTTTTAGTTCAAGACACTAAAGGCAATGCGAAAGCCTCGTTATCCTACATATATAATTTAGGTATGGCGTTACTAAAGGAAGGGTATAATCCAATTATGTTACACGAAAAGTCTGACTACACAGGAGTACAAAGTTGGTTAGGACAAGAGTATATGGATTTATTACCTCATAAACCAATTGAAGGTGAAAATTTAGAAGTATCTCCTGAAGATTTTATTATCTTACCAGAACTTTATGGGTTTGTAATGAGTCAAATTTCTAAATTACCTTGTGGTAAGATAGTTTTATGTCAAGCATATGACCATATATTAGAAACCTTACAGCCAGGACAAACTTGGTCTCAACTAGGGTTTTTTAAATGTATCGCAACATCGGAAATTCAAAAAGAATATTTGGAAAATGTAATGAGAAACATCTCATTTGACATACTAAAACCATTTATTTCAGACAATTTTGTACCAAACTCATTACCACCAAAACCAATTATCGCAATACATGCTAGAGACCAAAGAGAGTCAACTAATATTATAAAATCGTTTTACATTAAATTTCCTCAATATAGATGGATAACATTTAGAGATATGAGAGGATTATCTGAAACTGAATTCGCCAAGACATTAAAAGAGTGTTTTCTTTCTGTTTGGATTGATGAGACAAGTTCGTATGGTACATTCCCGTTGGAATCTATGAAATGTAATGTTCCTGTTTTAGGATTAGCACCTAATTTAGTACCGGAATGGATGAATGAGGATAACGGTATTTGGGTTAATAATAAAATACAAATTGTTGATTATATTTCTGACTTTTTACAAAATTGGTTAGAGGATAGTATTAACGAAAATTTAAAAAGTGAAATGTTAAAAACGGTTGAGACATTATCAACTAAAGAGACATTCAACTCTGAAGCAATAAACCTCTTTGAGAGATACTTGTCTGTTAGATTAGAATCATTTGAAGAACAATTATCTAAACTAGAAACAATAGAATAATATGGAAGAAACTAAAACATTTGACGTGTCCGTTATTTTACCAATAAAATCAGGTAAAACTTTAGGATTTACAGAGTATTTTGAAAAATGTATAAAATCATTACAGAATCAAAAAGTAGGGATAAATGAATTAATAATTGTGCACACTAACGAAAGTTATTTGACTGATTATTTAAACGAATTTGATTTTGGGGATTTAAATGTTAAAAAATTTGAATGGTCTAAAGACCCCAACTACGCCGACCAAATAAATTACGGAGTTAGAAATTCAAATTCAGAATGGGTTTCATTATTTGAATTTGATGATGAATACTCAAGTATTTGGTTTAAAAATGTTGAGTTATATAGTGGGGTGTATCCTGATGTAAATGCTTTTTTACCTATAGTTGTTGATACGGATGAAACAGGTAAATTTGCCGGATTTACTAATGAGGCTACTTTCGCAGCTAATTTTACTGAAGAGATGGGTGTTTTAACTAATGAAACACTACTTGACTATCAGAATTTTCAAACGTCAGGTATGGTTATTAAAAAATCATCGTTTATTGATTTCGGATTAATTAAATCGTCGTTTAAATTAACCTTTGGTTATGAATTCTTTTTAAGAATGACACATAACTCGGTAAAAATTATATCAATTCCAAGAATAGGTTATAAACATACAAATTTAAGACAAGGTTCTATTTTTTGGAATTATAAAAATGGTGAAAATGTTTTAACAGATGATGAGGTTAAGTTTTGGATTGAGTCAGCTAAAAAAGAATATTTCTTTATTAATGATAGAAACATAAAATACGAACCTCAAGAAGTTTAATGAGTGAAATAGTTAATTTAACAGGAGATACCGTTGTTGAGTTAAAAAAGAAAGGTAGAAAACCAACTCAATTAAATTATTTTGATGTTCGGGAAGAATTAGCGGTTGTTAGATTTCTATCAACCGAGGATTACGAAGAAAGAAATAAAATTTATAATGAGTTTTTAAAACAACCTTTAGATAAGATGATATCTTCAATTATTCGTAGATATAAATTATACAGAAAAGACATGGATTTCACTGAAATTCATGTAGACACTCACTCATTTTTAATGACCAAAATAGAAAAATTTAAACCTTCTAGAGAAAAGAAGGCATATTCTTATTTTGGTACCATATGTAAAAATTATTTAATGGGTCAAATCATTAAAGACCAAAAAGAAACAAATAGAAAAATTTCATACGAGGATATTTCTACTAGTATTGAAAACAATGAAATGTTTTCATATAGTATAGAAAATGATGGGTTAGACCCTGAAAGAGTTATCAGACATTTTTTATTAGAATTAGAAAAATTTATTAAAGAGGGTAACCTTTCGGAAAACGAAATTAAATTAGGTTACGCGTTGTATGAAATATTTGAAAATTATGATAAGATTTTTGTCGGAAACGATAATAATAAATTTAATAAAAATATTATTTTATTATCGTTACGAGAGATGACAAACTTAACAACCAAAGAAATCAGAGGGTCTATGAAAAAATTTAAAAATATGTATTTGGTACTAATTCAAAATATGGTTAAATAAATCACACGTTTAAATATTTATCATTATGGCAAGACCAAAAAAAAACGAAATTAATTTATCTAAAGAATCAATGTTATCATTGATGCAAGAAATATACAATGAACTAGTTGAGCAGAGAAACACCGCAATTAGAATTCAAAATAAAATGTTGACAATGATGAAGGAACCTGAAGATATGACTATCATAGGTCCTGTGATTGAGAAACAACAAAAAATAATCAATGATTGTGTTGAGAAAAAATTAACTCTATCTAAACTTCAATCTGGTATGTGGGAAAAATCTAATAATAATAATAGTAGTGAAAGTTTTTCTATTACTGATTTAGGAGATGACGATGATTTATTAAAAACCTTAATTGAAAAAGACATATCCAAAAGTTCTGATTCTTATAAAATGAAAAAATAATTTAAAATGGGATTAGATTTAAACTTTGACTATAATTCGGTTCAAAATAAAATAAATGCAACAAAATCATACTCCGATTTAAAAGGTCAGTATGATGATACTACTAAAAAAGCTGGGGAGGCATTTGAGAATGCAAAGTCTGAAATTACCGGTCAAATTCAAAATTTAAAAAATCAATCTAAAAGATATCAAAAAGAGATTAAAACTCAACTTGAACAACTATTAGATATTAATAAGATTACTGGTGGTAAAGGTGGTAACTCAACTAGATATGTTAAAAGATTGTTTTTAACAGTTCTTAAAAGAATTGAACCTGAAATTGCTAAAATTCTATTTGAAGAGTCTTTAAACGCTATTGGGTGTGACCAACAACAATCTTTTAGCGCTCAAACTTTATATATTAAAGTAAAATCCATTGATTTACTTAATCTTTTAAAATTATCACCAACTGAAGACGATGGGAAACCATTATATGAAAAACAACCACTAACTACCGTACAAAGTTATCCGTATCCTATGAATAAACAATTGTACGAATTAATTCAAAATGGTAATCCGTATTCAACAACTAATAGTCAGTTATATAAAGGACAATCGGGACGAAATTTATTTGATATTCAATATGTTGAGACTGATGATAAAGATGTAACAGGACCGTGGTATAAAGTAACCTTACAAGACCGTATCGGAATTAATGGTGGTGCAGTCAATAAAGTTGGTGAATTCATGATAGATTATTTTAAAACAATTAAAATTGTTGACACTACAAACATAATGGCTAACATTATGGAAGCCTTGTCAGGGGCTGTATCAATTAAAATTGATGCCGGTATTGGTCAAATTGATGACCTAACTAAATTTGGTGCAATTGTCCAAAGAATATTAGGGTTATGTTTTGATAACAGAAAAGAAATTGATGTTAGTGGAATCGCCAAATTAGCCGATTTAGACGGTGTTGATGAATCATTTTTTGAATTTAACGAAATTGATTTAAGAAAAATAGAACAGACGGTTACAAATATAAAAAACGGGGTAATTGAATTTGAGGGGTGTGACAATATTAAAGTCCCTGTAAATGCTGACGCAATTTTTGAGGATTTAAATAATTTAAATTTTGTTGACGATAATGATTTAGTTGATGCGATGGATAATCTAACTAATTCATTAATTAATGACCCAGCCTGGGGATTAGCTCCTGAAATAGATGTAAAAGCAGCTGTTGATTTTAATTTTATAAAATTAATGTGTCAAGGTATTGCCTCATCATTATTATCCCCAAAAATATTATTACCAATTTATATTATGTTAAAATCTTTAGGTCAATCTTTGGTTGATTTAATTAATTCTTTTATGACCTTCATTAAAAATTTTAAGAAATTCGCAATTAATATTATTTCAAAAGTTGGGGCAATATTCATTAAAGAATTATTTGAATTAATTAAAAGAGATATTATGGTATTAATTCAGAGAGTAATAAATGATTTAGTTAAAGAAAAAATTGATAAAAGATTAACGATGATATTAAAATTAGTTCAATTACTATTAATTGTTTCAAGTTTTATTAGTGATTGGAGAAGATGTAAAAGTGTTGTTGATGAAATATTAGGAATGTTATCTTTAATCACTTCCGGTATACCCGGGCTTGGTGGAGGTATACCTTTACCTTTATTATTCGCATCACAATTATTAGATGGTTATTCAGCTTCAAGAGCCTTCATAGGGGCTATAGAAGAATTTCAAAAGACAGGGATTCCAACAGGGGCTCTACCAGATGGGAGTCCTAATTTAGATATGTTATCAAAATTTAGTCAAATGAAAGCAATGGCTAATGAAGAAAATTCAAACGGTAAATTAGAGGTGGCAATAGGTCCATTATCAATGACACCATCGGGTTTAACTATCCCATCTAAAGCCACCGGAAAAAAACTATAATTATGACAAAAATAGAAGAATCAGAAAAGGCATTAGACATTATAAAAAATTATAAATCTTCATCAAACAAAGATTTAATTTTTGTTATGGATTTTATTCAAGAAGATTTTAAATTAACAAAAGAAACTATTATAAAGTTAACAGAACATTTAGATAAAGTTGAGGTTACTTATAATACAATTCTAAATGAATATCAAAAAAGAACAAATACTAAATAATGCAAATAGATAGACAAAATAAATATCAAATATTATTCGCTGGTAGGGTATATGATAACCAAGACCCCACTATGCTTGGTCGTTTACGTGTTTTACCTGAAGGTAAAGATTATTCATCGATAATAGGTGGTGTACCAGATTGGAATGAAGAGACTGATAAATGGACAAGTAAAGACCCAATTGTTTTTATGTCATTATTACCTTTCTACATTAGCCAAACACCTAAAATTGACGAATATGTTCATATCATTTATATGAACAAAAAATTTCCAAATCAAAATCAATTTTACATTCAAGGACCATTTTCTTCACCAACAAAAACATCATTTGAACAATTTAATGGTGCTCAAAAATTTTTAGCGGCGGGTGATAAAATAAAAGAGGGGACATCAATTAAAAATCAAAATGGTGAATATAGAGACCCAACTTTAAATAAAGGTATTTATCCCGAACCAGGTGATAACGCTTTATTGGGTAGAGGTTCTGCTGATGTCGTTGTAAAAGAAAATGATGTATTAATTAGAGCAGGTAAATCAAAACCTCTTACCGGAGTATTACCTGAAGTTAACACAAAAAGAGGTTTTTTACAATTATCTAATTTCTCAACACAAGAAATCCCTGGTACACCAACAATGGATACTAGATTTGAGGAGGTTGTTGATATGGTTAAAAAAATGATAATATGGGATATTTCAAATTTAGAGAGTAATTTTAATTTTACCGGAACTGTTAGTTTACATAATGTGATACCAAGTATATCAGTCAATACTAAAAATTTCAAACCGGAGAGTATTACATCTTTAAGTATTGGTACTAACTATACAAATGCAGTTGAAAGTTATTCTTTTGTTGGTGATACTTTTGATACTTGTGTTAATAAAATTAATAAATTTATTTCTTCAGTTTTCAACGGACAGATTAATATTCCGGGGTATGCAGTTAAAAACCCTCAAAATTTTGTAAAAGGTGCTAATCTACCTTTAATTGTTACACCATCAAAATTATCTTATGAAACAGGTAATAAATTTGATGCAACGCAAACCTCTAATGATGTATTAGAATTAACAAATTATATTAAATTTTATTCTAAAATTAAATGTAATTCAACACAAACTAAAACTGGTTTTTTTCTTATATCAACAACAAATTCAAAAGGGGCCCCATTTATAGGACCACAATTTAATACAAAACCAGAGATATCAATAATAAACGATTTTAATAATTCTGACATAACTTATGGAGTATTAGGTAGTCAAAGAATTTATTTATTATCTCACGATTCAAGAGGACCAAAAGGTTTAATTGATTTATCCGACACTCTTTACGGTATTCCCCAAGATAAATTTGTTAGAGGTGAAGGTAGTATTCTCAATAAAACTTACCCTGTTGTTAGAGGAGACCAATTAATGATATTACTCCGAAAAATGTTTGCCTTTGTTACCGGTCACGTACACCCCATAGCTACAATGCCACCTGTTCCGATAGCGGCGGGTAACGCACAATCTAGTTTTGAAATAGAAAGTCTCTTAGCTAATGCGGAAAATGACATACTAAATCAAAATATTCGAATTAATTGATATTTATAAGTAAAACACTTAAATGTCAATTAATAACTCGTATTTTAGCAAGAACAATACTCTTACATCAAATAGCTTTGTAAATACTGGAAGAAATCCGGTTACCGAGCTTTTTTATGGTTCAGTTATTAGTTCTCAATACCCAAATGGGTATAGTAGATTTATCTTTGATTTAGATTTTACCTTATTAAATCAAAAAGTCTCTGATGGTACCATAAATTTAAATTGTGGTGAACTACCTACACATACTTTAAGAATGGTGAATACCTCATCATTTAATGAAGAACTATTAAATACTACCACATCTCAAGGTAGAATGAGAGCAACTTCATTTGATTTAATTTTATTTAGAATACCATATATTGATAACGACCCTAACCAACCCCAAGTTTGGGATGAAGGTGTTGGGTATGATTTTGCAGATTTAATTTACGATTATAGTCCATTAGATAAAAACTTTTCTGATAGACCATCTAATTGGTTTCAAACAACAACTATTGGTACTTGGGAAGAAGAAGGTATATATAATAATAAAAACATTGGTAATGTTCCTTATAGTGGGTTAACTATTGTTGATACCCAACATTTTGAATTTGGTAATGAAAATGTTAGTTTTGATATGTCTAGTGAGATTAACTCAATATTAACCGGTCAATTAACTAATGTTTCAGGATGGGGTATTGCTTACAAACCACAAGTAGAGAACATAACAGGTATTACTGACAATTACGAGGTTCAATTTTTTACTCGTCACACACAAACATTTTATGAACCATTTTTAGAAACATCTTACGATGATTTAATTGAAGATGATAGAAATTCTTTTAGTTTGGGTAAAGTTAATAAATTATTCTTATATCTTTTTGATAATGGTAACCCTATTAATTTGGATTATAACCCATCAGTAGATATTTTAGATATGAATGGTGATGAAATATCAGGTCTTATTGGTCTTAGTACTTGTCAAAAAACTAAAGGGGTTTATGAAGTAATTATTCCACCTCTTATAGGTTATAAAACTCCTTGTACTTTTTCTGATAGATGGTATGATTTAAATTTAAACGGGTTTGAATTACCTCAAATGACTAATGATTTTGTTATATACCCATTAAAACACTCAATTCAAATGGGGGTTGTTTCGTCTGAACCTAAATTATATGGTTTTGATTTTTATGGTTTAAAACAAGATGAAAAAATATATAACACCGACATAAGAAAAGTTGGTGTGGTTATTAAACAAGCATATTCCACACAAAAATTATTACAAAATGTTAGTGCATATTATAGAATTTATGTTAGGGAAGGTCAAACCGAAGTTCAAGTTCAAGATTGGACTAAAATAAATAGAACACCAAACGAATATTATTTTATGTTTGACACAAGAGATAAAATCCCAAATGAATATTATATAGACATAAAAGTTGAAAGTAGTGGGGAAATAAACACTTACAAAAAACAAATCAAATTTCAGATTGTTAATGTGAAATATTTGGAATAGTTAGATATTTATAAATAAAAAATTATGGCAAACATATATTACTCGGGGACATCTTGTGTTGATAATTCACCAATTGGAATTATTTCAGTTGAGGGTCTTTTAACCGGAAAAACATATCAAGATATTAATTTAAATTGTATTTCATTAACTTATAGTGCATCTACAGCCGGAGAAACTAATACAATAATCTTATATGGACCGTTTGACAATTGTTCTGAGTGTAATGCTCCATTGTCAGCGGGAACAGAATATGATTTATGTGTTTTTGATTGTAGTGGTAACACCATATCTATAAAACCCCCCCACCCAACACATATAAACGAATTTGGTAAAGCGGTTATCCAATTAAATGCCGTTGCATTAGGAGGAATAAACGGATTAAACAATTAAATAAATAAAAATTATGATATACTTACAAATTACACCAGCAGCTGAAAAAACAACACAAGTAACTCCTTTTTCAGCAATTACAGAATACGCAGACTTAATGTGTGCAACTGCTAGACCATACACATTGGGAGCATCAAGAGTTAACTTCCAAGTTACTTTCGGAACCGCAACTATTGTTAATAATCAAGTGTCTAATTTTTCGGAATTATTAAACACAAACGTTGTTTTAAATAGTGATGAAATCTCTAATTGGGGTACGGATGACTCTGTTATATTAGAAACAATAGCTAATAAGTTAGGTACAACATCAACAGGTTTTTATACATTGGCATCACAACAAGGAAATAATTTTTAATAAAAAGTTTTATTTTTATTTTTTTTAATCATTTTTATTCATATCTTTGTAGAATAAAATAAATAGAAATGATGAAAAGTATGAAAAGATTATCAAAACAAACTAATTATAGAATTGTTAAATTTTTAAGAAATCTTACAAGTAATGATAGACCAATACTTGAGGACACTGAAAAAAAATGTGCTTCTATATGTAGAAAATTAATTAATCATCCTAAGTCAAAATTCTTGATTGCGCCTCTTTCTATGAAAAGATATATTAAGAATGATGAGTTAGAATTATTTATTGTTTTTCAGGATAGACGAATTAGTATTACTAATCATGTGTACCATTATGATGTGGTAATTAATAACAGAAGTTGGGAGAGAATCACAAATATGTATGACAATAAAACCGAGAAGATTAGACAAGAATTTGAAAGTGAGATGAATTCTCAAATAAAACATTCTTTATCAACAATACTATCTAAATTGTCTTAGTATTTTCAGATAAAACCTTTTTAATTAAGTCCCTTAACGATTTGTTTTGGGATTTTTTATTTTGATTAATATTAAGTGGTTTTCCGGACACAACTTTATTAAAACGACCCGAAGTATCATTTGAGGTTAAATCTTCTGATATGGTGTCCTGTGTTATCTCAATCCATTCATTAACCGTATGAACATCGTGTATGTCTATATCATAAGTTCCATCAACACCCTTTTCCCATACACCAACGACCTTTTTAATATTATTTTTTACGTTTTTACCCTTACTCTTTTTATTGATTTCATGTGTGGATTGGTTAATAAAGGGAAATAGTTCTGACTTTTTCCATTTTTTTAACCCTAACTCAATAGGTCCATTATATTCCCCACCACCGCTAGATGTGGTATTTTCTTTTATTGGTGTAATTTTTTTATCTTCACTCGGGTCTTGATTGATATTGTTTATATCAGATGGTATCACATTAATTTGTCTTTTGATATTTTTATTCATATACTTATAAATATACAAAATTTTAATTATGGAAGAACAACAAGAACTATTTGGAAAATTATTTGAATCAATTCCCCTACACACTGAAGAACATTTAGATATTCTTTTAGATACTATGGATAATGATAGAGCGAACTACTTTTTAACACAAGCCGTTAAATACGCCTTCCATTCTGGAATATACTCTTTAGGTGAATCTGAGGTGATTTCTAAATCAATTAGAGTTTTATCAAAAAAAAATGTAGAAAAAGTTGTGGAGGAATAATTTTTTTGTATCTTTGTACTCTAAATTAATAGATATGAAAAAATTTTTAGTGTATACCGGTATTTTTTGGTCAATCGTAATCTATGTTATGTCAAAGTTTTCTTCTAACACAGTACATAGAGTACATTATTATTTAATCAATAAAAATTCCACATCATTAGATTTATTTGGTATTTTATTAAAACAAAAAAACACCAACGGATTATTCCAATGGTGTTGTGATTGTATTCAATTTTACGCTGTTAAATTAGGTTATTCTTATGAAGAACTTAATATTGTAATTTTTGTAATATTACAACCTGCTTTAATCATTTATTTATTAACCTTATGTGTTATGCTAAATCAGAAGGATTAATCCGTAACCTTAATGGAATAGCCTTCCCCGGAATTTCTTCTGGATGGTCAACCCATCCTTTAACTCTGGCCGCCTCATAAGTCCCTAAATCATAATCATTTTTTAGTTGAGTAATGGTTTTACCTTCCAAATTTTTTCTATTAACACCCGCAATGTTTTCATAATTAGGGTTTTTGAAATCGTATTTATCGTCAATTGTATATGAACCGTCTGAATTTTTAACCCAACTAAATTTACCAAATAGTGTGGCCATAGCAAATCTGTCATTATTTATCACACTATTCCATATTACATCCCAATCTGTTGGACTACCTTTTTCATTTTGAAATGTGCTAGCAACATCATTACCATAATCTGAATAATCTGTACTACCCATATTTTGATTTTTTGTTCTTTTTTGAGAATTATTTATAGCGGATAATAATGCTTTTTTTTGTTCGTCCGTGAAATCATTAGTGGTCAATTCCCTACCTTTTAATAATTCCGCAATGTTCGGAAATCGTTTACGTAACCAACTAGTAACTCCGGGTTGAGTGTTGGGGGTTTTTTCTTTTATTTTTTTAGTAATTTCTTTATCTTTAAGTTTTGTTGTTTTTTTAATCTGACCAGCCGATGATTTAGTGGATGATACACTTCCACCATATATTTTTGCATTAATACTATCAATAGCTTTTTGTGATTTAGCCTCAATCCATTTAGGGTTTTTACCTTCAGATTTTTTTGCGTACCAAAATTTATCACTCCATTTCATATATTGATATGGGTCACTACCTTCACCTTGAACTATAAGCTTCTTTGTAATTGCATTCATACCTAATGGGTCGTTAATATTAAAACCTTGTTCAGATAAGTATTGTCTCTTTGCAGCACTCTCGTGAAGATTTAAAATTCTATTTTTTTCTTCTTCATCTAAGAAATATAATTTTTTCATAAAATATTTTATTTATAAATATATTGTAAGTTAATAATAATTCATTATCTTTGTAAAAAAAAAAGACACACTATGAAAAAATTATTTATTATCTCATCATTACTTATTACAACCTTGACCTTTGGACAAAAACTTAATAGAAAATATATGAATGAACCAAAAGATGCTGTTGCTAGTGTTTATAAAACTTTAGATTCAGCCTCTACAATTTATAAGAAAAAAATCGTAATGTTTAGCCACACTATAATTGGGGATAGTGAATACGTACATTTTAGATATTATAAAAATGATAAAATTAAAGATACCACAATTATCTTTGACAAGCCCCATTTAAATTCCAAATAGTATCCCCAATAGGACTATATACTTTAACATTTATTTCAGAGACACCCTCCGGTTTGAGAAATGTAATAACCCCTGCACTACTTTTAACAGGGTTTGTTTTAAATTTATAAAACTTAATTGATTCTAATACCACATTTGCTGGTTGTTGCCAATTAACCTCTTTCAATACATGTTTCGTTTTGTCTTCAATAAATTTAATATTACTACGAAATAATTTTTTCGCTTCTTCTATTGGCATAGGCTCAATATCCGATGGAAATATAGATGGGATTGGATTACCTTTTAATGTGTATTGATTACCTAATATAGTCGCCAAAATCCCAAGATATGATGCGAGACCTAACCCAACAAAACCTGATGATTTAGTTTCATTACCTAGAGTAACAACTAATAAATCAGGAAATTGGTAAGGGTTTAATCTAATAGTTAACGATTTTCCAGTACTAACTGAACTAATATCTAAAGTTTCATTATAACCCAAAAACCCTGATTCAGGTGAGGCAACCCCACCCTTAGCATCTCTTGAAAATTTACAGAAATTTTTAGTGATTTTATCATAGTTACCTGAACCAACAATGTCAAATGTTACAAATTGTTCTTGATTATATAATTTGATTTTTTCAGGATTTTTAATATCTCCCTTAGTTTTGTCATATGGTGTTTTACCTAAAACAACTTGACTAACATCCGCAGGTGACTTAATAATTAATGTACCCTTCTTAATTAAATCTGAAAATATCTCTTGGAAATATTGTTTAACAGAATTCGCTCTCGCCAAAGCTAAACTCCCTTTTGTTTCAAACCCCTTTGGATTTGTTACATTTGATTCACCAGCACTAATATTAACAGTAAATTGTTTACCACCATTTTTAAGGATAAATTCATCAATTTTAGGTTTCAATCCCACAATAGAATTTTTAACAACATCTGACTGATATTCACCAAATTTAAATTGATTCCCAACATTTTGTTTTGGAAAAACAGTTTTTATGTTTTCAACTTTTTCATCTTGCTCTAAAGTCAAGTATTGTCTCTTTGTTGCACTCTCGTGAAGATTTAATATTCTATTTTTTTCATCACTTGATATTTCAAATAAATTTTTCATAATTTTCCTTTTATATAAATACCTATGTATTTATAAAACTTTATTGGATTTACGAATATTTTCCTCACCCCACATTGGTTGGAGATTATTTAACGACCAACATTTCATAAACTCATCATCACCCATCTCCTGTATGTCAAATGACGTTATTGGTAACTTGTGGTCAACGTGCCAAATTCCATAGTTATCCCACGTCATATCATCCTTAAATTGTTTCTCTAAATGATTAATCAATTCCTCAGGTGTGTATTGTAGGATGTCAAAGTAATGACCGTATTTATCTACATTACTTTCTTTTAATACTGTGTAAATTGCCGTTCTGAAATTGGAGATTAGTTTATAGAGGGGGTCTCTCGCTTTACGATTTCTTTCGTAATCACGTTTAACTTGACGAATTTTATCTGAGTTATTTTCTCTATACTCTTTAATATATTTTTTCAAATATTCTTTTTTATCTTCTCTCCATTTAGAATGATATTCTAATTTTTTTTCTCTATGTTTATAATAATTTCTTTTATCAGACGCTTTTTTACCACCTATAAATCTTCTACCTGATTGACCCATAATAATACCATTTTCTTTCAATATTCTTAGTATTATTGATTTACTAATTCCTGTTTTTTCGGAAATAGTATGTGACCCAAGTAGGTCTTCATTATACATTTTAAGTATGTTTTCTAATTCTTCTTGTGTTGGTACAAATTTTCTCATATTATATAAGTATACAACAATCATACCAAAAAACCTATTATTAACTAAAAGATATAAAAAAAAGGGACATATAGTCCCTTTTTGTTAAATATTTTAAGATTTTGATTATCTCAATTCTCTTAAATCGAATGTTCTAACACCATCAACTGTAATTCGTGCGTAAAATCTGTTATTGACCATCTTTTTCGCGTAACGAGTCATTATACCTTTAATCGGTGTAAAGTTGAATGGGTTGTACATTGTTGGAGTTAATTGTAACGGTACATACGGAGCGTAGACGTATCCTGTATCAAGTAACGATGTTCCTTTGTGTCCAATTAACACTTGGTTAGCTGGGAAGTAAGGGTCACGGTATACTTGGTAACGTCCTGCTAATGTTCCAACTCTTTCAATACCCATGTTATATTGGTCTTGTTCAGGAGAAGCATTAGATACGTGGAAGTACTCTAAGTCATCAAAGATAGCTGAAACTTCAGAAGAAACAACAATCCAGTTAGCACCACCTCTCAAAGTAGATTTGTGGATTTGAGCAGACAATTGGTTAATTGCTGTAATCAACGTTTGGTTCCAATCTTTTTGAGTGTAAGAAGTTGTTAAACCGTTTACTCTTCTCCAACCATTGTAA